CGGTGGTACCCCCTCGCGCTCAACAAGCCCGGGATGAAGCCGTGGATCACGCAAGACGAGGGGGCGCCGGAAGAGATCCGGCAAGACAAGACGGATGCCCTCTACAAAACGACGCTCAAGATCGGGATTGCCTATATCCTTCGCGGCAACGGCGAGATCGCGCTTCCCCATTGTGTGCAGCGCTGGGCGGGCACGGCATAGAACGCGATCCGCGTAACGGCTCCTCGCCCCGCACCCCGCGCGTCATGGGGCCGGGGCTTGGGGGTATGAGGGGGCCATGTCGAATCCGTATTGTCAGCGCGCCGATGTCTACAAATACGGGTTTCCCCGCGGCTTGCTCGCGAACCCGGGGCGGCGCTGCGCATCGGTCAACGCGACGACCGATAAGCTCGAGCTCGACGGGCACGGATTCGAAACCGACACCCCCGTCATGTTTCGCGCCGAGGGGAGCGGTTCTCTGCCCTCGCCGCTCCTTGCGAGCACGACGTATTACGCGATCCGCGTCACCGATTCGGCATTCCAAGTCGCGCTCGTCGCCGGCGGCGCGGCGATCAATCTCACATCGACCGGTACGGCGGTGCTCGTCGCGACGCCGCTCGCCTTCGACGACGTGATCGAATTCTACTCGCGCTGGGCGGATGACTTTCTGCCCGCGAACGCGGTGCCGCTAAACCCCGTGCCGGTCGTTGTCCGCGGGCTCGTCGCGGAGCTAGCGGCAAAAAAGCTTTTGCTGCTCGCCGGGCAGTCGAGCCAGTCGATGGACGCGCAAGAGCTCGCGGCGAAAGCGCAGCTCGAACGGTATGCGAAGGGGATCCCGCTTCGCGACACGACCGCGGTGGCGAGAACAAACCTCGCGCATTCCGAAGGCGTCGTGTCAGATCCGCGCGGCTGGACTCGCGGAGGGCAGCTGCCATGAGCGCCGGATTGATAGCTGCCATGAGCGCCGGATTGAAAGGCGATATCGGCAAGCTCCGCGCGTTCGAGCGTTCGATCCGCGAGCTGCCCCGCATGCTCGGCGCGGAAGTCGCCACGGCGTCCGCGAGCAAAATCACCGCGCTCGCACGCGGCACCTTCAATGCCGGCGAAACTGCTTACGGCGACACGTGGGCCCCGGGCGCCGAAGGGCAAAAGGTGACGCTGCGCAAATCGGGCGGGCTCGCCGGTGACGTCGAATACGTCGCGATTGGGACGCGCCTGCGCGCGCGGCTCGGCCGCTCGTATGCGAAATACCAAATGGGCAAGCGCCCCATCTTCCCGCGGGGCAAGCTCCCCGTTTCGTATGTCGCCGCCCTGCGCGAGACGGCGAATGCCATCATCCAAGCGAAGCTCAAAGGGGGCGGGTGATGCTCTACGCGATCGCGCAAGAACTCGCGGCCGCGCTTCAGCTGCAAGGCGTTCCCTTCCCCGTCGTCTTCGGTCCCGAGCCGGCCGATGATTTGTACGCGGCCGCGGATCGCATCGTCATTCAATACCGGGGCCCGGGCGCCGATTCGTTCGAGTCAATGCGCGGATCGCACCCGAACCCGCGCTCGACCTATCGGCGGCAGCAAGGCGCCGTCATTCGTATCTACGCCCGCGCCAGCGAAAGCAACGCGACATGGCACGAGCACGCCGAGCTCGCCGAGAAGGTTCTTGACCACGTGATCGCCGAGCTCGACTACATCGTCCGGGGGCGCCGCAACGTGCTCACGCTTCGCGCCGGCGGTTTCATCGAGCCCGAAGATGCGAAGGGTTCCGCGATTGCCGGCGGCGCGGTCTATGAGCTCGAGCTCGCCATCGATCGCGGGATCGAGCGGCGCACGTGGGCCGGCGCGAAACGCCCCGAAGCGACGATTGGCCCGAGCGGCGTGACGATCAAGAGCTCGACGAAGGCAAGCGACGAGCTCGGCGCCGCGGGCACCCCGCCCGTAGACGCCGAGACAGCGTGTTGAGGAGACGACGACCATGCCGGACCTTCCCAGAGCGACCATCCAACTCGACACGCAAGCGGGCGCGCTTGCGAGCGGGACCGAGCTACTCACGGTGATCGCGGCGGTCGCGAAGAACGCCGACGTGACGCCGCGCCTCTTTTCCTCGACGGCCGCGCTACTCGAAGAGCACGACTATTCGCAAGGCGCGGACTACTGCGCCATCCACTTCGAAGAGACGGGAAAGCCGGTGCTCTTCGTCGGAGTGCCGATTGCGGTCGCTGGCTCGATCGGGCGCGTCGACACCTCGGGCAATACGGGCGCGTCCGTCGTGAGCGTCGCTGCCGGCTCCGATGGCGTGCTCGAAGAGGTGGACGGTATCGTCAATGTCGCGAAGGGCGGGACCGTTGGCACCGATCAGATCATGCTGTCCGTCTCGCTCGACGGCGGCGTGACTTTCCGAGACATTCGGCTCGGCACCGCAACGAGCTACGCGATTGCCTACTTTGGGCTCACGCTCGGGTTCACCGTCGGCACGCTCGTCACCGGCGACACCGTTTTGAAGTTTTCGACGAAGGCGCCGCGTTGGGACTCGACCGGCATCGCCGACGCGCGCACCGCGCTCGCCAACGATCAGAAGCAGTCGCGAAGCTGGCTCGTCATTGGGGACATCGATCTCGTCGCCGACGCGAGCTCGGTCGCGACCCAGATCAATAGCTACGCATCCGCGAATGATCGCTGCTCCGAAGTGCGCGTCGCGGTGCGCGATCGCAAGGTTCAGGCGTTCATGTCGCGTATTCGCAAGCGCATGACCGGCTCGCCGAACGTCACTTTCGCTGAGGTCGACGCGACCGGCGACACCATCACCCGATCGGCCGGTTCCTTCATCACCGACGGTTTCGCGGTGGGCGACGCGATCAGCGTGTCGGGATCCGCATCGAACAACTTCACCAATGCGAAAATCACCGCCGTCGCTGCAACCGTCCTCACCCTCGACACGCAAGATTTGGTCGCTGAGGGCCCCATCCCGAATGTCGCGATCGTGGGTTCGCACGCGCTCACTTTCGCTGAGGTCGACGCGACCGGCGACACCATCACGCGCACGGGCGGCTCGTGGCTCGACGACGGCTTCGCGGCTGGCGATCTCATCACCGTATCGGGCTCGGCCACGAACAACTTTTCGCAAAAGCTCATCACCGCCGTGACCGCAACGGTGCTGACGCTCGACACGCAAGATCTCGTCGCCGAGCTGATCGAGTCGTTCAACGTGACAGTCACCGCCGGCGAGACGGACGCCGAGTGGGTGAGCGACATTGACGACGAATTCGAGGACATCGACGACGAAGAACGCGTCGACATGGCCGCGGGCCGCGCGTTCAAAGAGTCGCCGATCTCCCACTGGTTTTTGCGTCGTAGCCCAGCGTGGGCCGCTTCGATCCGCGAGTACCAGCACGACGTCCACGTGCCCGTGTTTCGCAAGAACGATGGTTCGCTTTCCGGCTGGTCGCTCGAGAAGAACGGGATCAAGGTCGAGCACGACGAGCGCGTCGACGGCGGGCTTTTGCTCGCGCGGTTCACGTGCTTTCGAACGTGGGCGAATGGGCCGAGGGGCACCTTTCTCGCGCTGTCGCTTACGCGCGCAACGGAGGGATCGCTCCTTTCGCGCACTCAAAACATGCACGTGGCCAACCTCGCTTGCAACGTCGCGCAAGCCGAGACCGAGAACGCCATCGGCCAAGTGCTCGAGCTGAACGACGACGGCACCGGTACGCCGGCGAGCCTGAGTTCGATCGAAGATCGAGTCAACACCGCGCTCGCGATTGCCCTTTTGCAGAACGTCAAAAACGAGGGCAAGCGCGCCACCGATGTGAAGTGGACGGCGGATAAGAGCGCCGATCTCTCGCCCGTCGGCGCTGAGCTTCCGGGGGTGCTCGATCTGCGCATCGGGCGCGCCATCGAGAAGATCAACACACGCGCTCGCGTGAGGTGAGGAACCATGGCCGATCAAGCGTTTCCGACCATCAATGGCGTCGAGCCCAGCTGGGCCGATGTCACGTTCGAGTTTCCCATCTACAGCGGGCCGACCGTCCAAACCGACGACGTCGCCGGTTTCAAGTTCTCCGATAAAGTCACGGTCGGTTTCAAAAAAGGCACGAGCGGCGGGCGCATCATGGCGCGCACGGTCGGGGACCTCGAAAGCGACGCTTCGATCGTTTTCTACCTCGGCGGCTGGCGTAAGCTCGTGCGGATCCTCGCGCCGCTTGCCCCGCAAAAGCGGATCTCGCTCGTCGGCTTCGACGTGCTCACCAAGTTTTCGCCGCCCGGTGAGATCGACATCTTCAAATTTAAAATCATCGGCGCGCGCGTGATCGGGCGCTCGTTCGATCTCGCCGAGGGCTCGGACGCGCAGAAGGTCGAGATCCCCGTCAGCGTCATGCGCATCGAAGAAGACGACGGGATCTCGCTGCTCTGAAAAGGGGAATCCATGAGCGTTGAGGAGATCGAGAAGCGCAGGGCCGATCGCAAGGCGGCTATCGCCAAAGCGCGCGCCGCGCAATATGAAAAGGATCTCGTCGAAGTCGACAAGCTCGAAGTCGAGCACGGTGACGATCGGGTGAGCGTCCTCGAAACGCCATCCTTCGTTGCCGGCTTGCCGACGCTCGTTGTGCTCAAAACGCCGGGCGAAGACTACTTCAAGCGCTATCGCGGGAAGGTGCGGCGGGCGCGAAAGCCAAACGGGCAGGTCGATACGGTGGCGATTGGCGACGCGGCCGACGAGCTCGCGGAGTGTTGCATCGTCTATCCGGATCGCGAGACCTACCAGCGGATGAAGGCCGAATGGCCATCGATTCATGACAACGTCATCACGGAAGCGAACCGATTGGGGGAAGCAAAGGGAAAAGACTGACCGAGCACCTTGCCGCTGCGCAAAAGAGCGCCGTGGTGCTCGGTGAATGTTTTTTGGAAGTCGTGCCCGAGGAGCTGAGAACGGATGACGCGCGCGCTGGGCTGATCGTTTTCGCGGAGTTCGTGAACCTCGTCCGCGGCGCTTTGACGAAGAAGTGACGGACCATGGCTGACGATCGGACGCAGTTTCTCATTGACCTCGCCGCGAAGTTTTCCGGCGGTGAAACGGCCGTGGCCACGCTCGCAACGCTCGGGGACAAGATGCTCGTGGCCGGCGCCGGCGCCGAGGAGTTCGAGCGGATCACGAATGCGACGAGCGGCGCGCTCGAAGATGCCGCCGCGGCAGCGATGAGCGCGGCCGAAGCGCTGTCGGTCGGGCAAGCTCGCTACACCGAGTTCGAGACAGGCGCGGACCGTGCGGCGAAGATGGTCGAGAAACTGAGCGCAGATCTCAGCGAACAGGGCATCGCGCTGCAAAGGGCGCTCGAGGTCGGCGAAGCGAAGCAGATCGAACGCGCCGAAAAGAAGATCTGGGAACTCGCCCAGCGCCAGCAAGACGCCGTCGTGAAATCGAACGCCGCCGCGGCTGCGTTGAAAAGCGAAGCGGCTGCGATGGACGCGCTCGGGTCGAAAGCGGCGGCGGCAACGGCCAAGCATGGCGCGCTCCAAAAGGGTCTCGCCAATGTGAAAAGCGCTGCCAATGAAACAAGCAAGGCCGCGGCCGCATCCGCGGGAAGCGGCAAGATGAACGAGATGGCCGAAGCGCTCGGCCGGCTCGGCGGTCCCGCGGGTATCGCCGGTCAGAAGGTGCTCGCGCTCGGTGGCGGCTTTCAAAAGCTCGGCAAGGCGATGGGGAGCGCCGGCCCGTATATCGCGGTCGCGGTCGCGATCATTGCCATCGCCTCGGCCGCTGCGATCGCTGCATTCGCGATCACGAAGTGGGGCTTTAGCCTCGCCGAGGCGAACCGCTCGCAAGCGCTGCTTGCGCAAGGCGTCGCGCAAAGTGTCGCGGGCGGCGATGCGCTGAACGCGAAGATCGACGAGCTCAGTAAGACGGTGCCGGCGACGCGCGAAGAGCTGCTCGCCATGGCGGGCGATCTCGCGAAGACGGGGCTACGCGGCAAAGAGCTCACCGACGCGCTCGAGGCGGCGGCGGTCAAAGCGGCAGAGCTCAAGTTCGGTCCCGACTTTGCGAAGCAAATGCTTTCGCTCGATGTGCAGTCGCGGGTGCTCAACGCGAACCTCGCCAAGACTTTTGGCGGGCTCAAGATCGATCCTCTGCTCGAGGGGATGCAGACGCTCGGCGCGCTCTTCGACTCGTCGACGGCGAGCGGGCGCGCTCTCAAGTTCTTGTTTGAAACGCTCTTTCAACCGCTCATCGACGGCGCGGCCGCGGTCATGCCGAAGATCGAACGGATGTTTCTCTACGCGGAAATCTTGGCGCTGAAAGCCTATATCGCGCTGAAACCCTACCGAAGCGAGATCCAGGAAGTGGGTCACGCGCTGCTCATCGGCGCGGCCATCATCGGCGGCATTTTCGCAGCGGGGATCGCGCTCGTGGTCGGGCTATTCGCGCTGCTCTTCGCAATGTCCCTTAGTATCGTCAATGCTGTTTACCAGCTCGTCGACAGCTTCATCGCGCTCGAAAAGACGATCTTCGGCGGACTCAGTGACGCCGTCTCCTACATGACGAACCTCGGCGGCGCGATGATCGACGGGCTCGTGAATGGGATCACCAGCAAGGCGACCGCCGTCGTCGATGCGATGACAGGAGTCGTCAAGGGGGGCGTCGATGCGGTCACGAAGTTTTTGCAGCTCGGCTCACCATCCAAACTTCTTTTCGGCAAGGGGGAGAACACCGCCGAGGGATATGCGGGCGGCGTCGAGAGCGGGACCGCGGACGCGCAAGGAGCGCTCGAAGCCATGGTCGCCCCACCCAATCCGGGCGGCGGGCGAGCAGCGGGCGCGGGCGGCAGCGTCGTCAACGTCGCGATCGAAAACATCAACGTCACCGGCGCCGACGGACAGGCGCGGGCGGAAGATCTGATCGAGCAATTCACGGCGTGGCTCGAGTCGGTCGGGATCACGGTGGGCGGTGGGGAGGCGCCGAGCGGTGCCTAATCCTTTGGAGCACCCCGAGCTTTACAACGTGATCGAGCTTGGCGGCGTCAAGTCGCCCGGGATCGTCACGCTGTCGGGGCACGATCGGAACGAAAAGTGGGACGTGAAAGGCGCGGACGGCGTAGGCGGCGCGAGCACGACGTACAAGGGTGAGGAGATCGCGCAATTCCAAGCGTCGTTTTATCTCGTCTATGATCCCGTCCTCGCGCTGAACGAATTCGCCGCGTGGGAGTCGTTCGCCGCTCTCATTCGCTCGTCGCTTCCCCCGAGCGGCAAGCCGAAGGCGCTCGCGATCTATCACCCTGACCTCGCCGCCAATGACATCAAGAGTGTCTGCAAAGCGTCGATCGGCGGCATGTCGCATGACGGCAAGGGGGGCGCGACCGTCGTCGTCAAGCTGCTCGAGTTCCGCCCGCCGAAGAAGAAGAAGAGCAGCGGATCGCCCGTGCCCGCGAAGACCGCGCCGACGAAGCCGGACCCCAATGCCGATCTCAAGGCGGAGATCGACGCGCTCTTGAAACAGGCGCAAGCGCCATGAGCACCGCGACCCTTAACGGTTTTCGCGTGACCCGGGCGCGCGTGCAGCTGCCCGCGTGGGGCATCGGCTCGGCGTATGTGGGGCTCGACGACGAGGCGACGCTGTCAGGTCGCGTCTCGTTCCAGATCGCCGATCTCGCTCTATCGTGGACGGTTCTATCCGGGGGGCCAGGGCCGAAGGGGCGTTCGAGCTTTCGGCTCGCTGCCGGCGCCGGCGGATGGGGGCGCACGATCCCCGAGAAGAGCTACGCCAACGACGCAGGCGTCAAGGCGTCCACGGTGCTCGCGGACGCGGCGACGGCATGCGGGGAGACCCTTGACCCTGCCACGCTGCCAACGTCGCGGCTCGGGCCAGCGTGGGCGCGCGAGGAGGGGCCGGCGGCGCGGCAGCTCGAGGCGATTGTCCCCTCCGCGTGGTACGTCGGCGAGGATGGCGTGACGCGCATCGGCGCCCGCCAAGCGAAGCCGCTCAACGTGGCGGCCGCGGTGCAGTCCGTCGACGCCGCCCGGGGCACGGTGGCGCTCGCGTCCGACGAGATCGCGACGCTCGTCCCTGGGATCATCGTCGAGGGGATCGAAGCCGTCGATGTGCTGCACGAGCTCTCCGGGGCGGCGCTCCGTACGACGCTATGGGGAAAGGGCATTGCGCACACGAGCCGCGCGCTCACGGCGTTTCGCAGGCTGCTCGAGCAGCTCGATCCCGATCGGCGCTTTCGCGGTGTGTACGAGTACCGCGTTGCCTCGATCGAGGGCGCGCGTGTGAACCTCGAACCGGTGCGCGTCTCGACCGGCATGCCGCCCTTGCCGCGCGTCGAGGTCCGCCCCGGCATTCCGGGCGCGCGCGCTGATTTGCCCGATGGCTCGCGCGTGCTCGTCGGGTTCATTGACGCTTCGCCCGGGCGCCCCGTGGTCGTTGGCTTCGAAGACGCCGAGGGTGACGGCTTCGTGCCGACACGGCTCGCGCTCGACGCCTTGACGATTGAGCTCGGCGAGGGCGCGTTGCTCGGCGCTGCACGGCTGACCGATGCCGTCGTCGCGGGACCCTTCGGCGGCGCCATTACCGGTTGCTCCGCCAAAACGAGGATCGCCTAATGCTCAGCGCAACGACGCTCGCCACCGAGCTCAAGGCGGCCCTGCTCGCGAACCCCGCGACCGGCGCGCAAAACAATGACGCGCTTGCTGCCATGTGCACCGCGATCGCGACGGCCCTCGTAGCGCACCTCACGACCAATGCCGTCATCGTGCCGGCGCTGCTCGTCGCGCCCTCGGGCGGCGGCCCGGTGACGGGGACGGGGGTGATCTCGTGACGACGAACTTTGGCACCGACCTCTATTCGCTCGACGACATCGACGAGACGCGCACGGTCACGGGCGTCGAGCTCGTCGCGCAAGACGCATTCTGGGCGCTGCAAACGGAGCCGGGCCAAGGCATTCTCGCGGCCGATGCCCCGAGCTACGGGCTCGATCTTCTCGGCCTACTCGGCACCGTCGAGAGCGACGCGGACGCGGCGGCGCTGCCCGACAAGATCCGGGCGGCGCTCAAAAACGACGAGCGGATCCTCGAAGTGGACACCACCATCGCGCGCACCGTCGAGGGACCCGCGGTCACCTACGCCATCGAGATCCGCTGCACGACGGGCGAGGGGCCCTTTTCGCTCGTTGGCAAAAGCGACGGCGCCGAACTCGATCTCGCCGTGCAGCTCTTGCCGGGGGGCATCTGATGGCGAAGAGGCTTTCGCTCGCCGAACTCCTCTCGTCGGTGCCGCTTGCCGATTGGAAAGATCGACTCGTCAAGACCGCGACGGCTGTCGGGCTTTCCACCGAGAACTGGGCGGAGGGCGGTCTTACCCGCACGTTCGTGGCTCTCTTCGCTGAGCTTTACAAATCAGCCGGCGATGTCATTCCCAATATCGCCGCGAGCCACTTTCTCGATCTCGCCGAGGGGCCGTGGCTGACGCTGCTCGCGCGTCAGGTCTTCGGCGTCGAGCGGATCGAGGCAACGTATGCGGCAGCGCCGCTCGGCCTTACGCTCACGAACACGAGCCAAAAGCTCTATCTGTACGACCCGAAAGATCTCATCTGCAAAAGGCCGGGCATCGATCGGACGTTTCGCAATAGCAGCGGCGGCGCGCTCACCCCCGGCGGGACGCTCAAACTCGACGTCATCGCCGACGAGCCGGGTAGCGGAAGCCAAGCGCCCGTGGGGACCATCACCGAGCTCGTCACGACCTTCCTCGGCGTCACATGCACAAACACCGTGGCGCTGGTCGGGCTCGACGAGCAAGGCGATCCGGAACTTCGCGAGCTCTGTCGCGACTCGCGCGGTTCGCTCGGCAACGGCGGCACGAAACGCACGTATGCGTTTTATGCGAAGACCGCGCGGCGCGCGAACGGTGGTCCCATCGGGGTTTCGCGCGTCAAGATCCCGCCCGCCATCGGCGACGGCACGGGCACTGTCTACCTCGCGAGCGCGGGCGGCGTCATCCCAGCCGAGGACGTTGCGGTCATTCAGAAGATCTTCGACGGCGACGAGGAAACCCCGGGCGTTACGCACTACGGCTTTACCGCCACGGCCGCGAGCGCGACGGTCGTCAACATCGCTGCGCCGTGCACTGTCTGGATCCCGCAGTCGCTCGGCATCGGCGAGGAGACGGCGCAAGAAAAGGTCAACACCGCCCTTATCGCTTACGTCGCCTCGATCCCCATCGGCGGCGTCATCATTGCGCCGGCCGGCGGCGCGGTGTTTTGGCGCAAGCTGCTCGAGGTCATCTCGGGCGCGATCCCCGGCACGCTCAAAGCCGAGCTCGCGAGCGAAGCCGATACGGCGCTCACGATAAGCCAGGTGCCTGTCTTCAATGGGGTGCCATCGGACACGACCGTCAACATCGTGGAGGGCGTCTAGATGGCGACCTATCGCGAAGCGGCTTGGAACCTCTCGCCGGCGCGGCTCCGAACCGCGAAGGCGGCGCGGCTCGTTTACAGCTTGATCGGGATCCCGCTCGACGCGCTTGCCGAAGGGGCCGATCAGGCGACGCGCGCCGGCTTTCCCGACGAGTGCCCCGAGGACGCGCTCCCCTACCTCGGGCGCGATCGCGGCATCCTTCGCGGCCCCGAGGAGCCCGCCCCGAGCTTCCGCGTCCGGCTCAAGCTGTGGCTCGAAGCGCATCGCGGCGCCGGCGTCGGTCGCGCCATGCTCGATCAGATCGCGGGCTACCTCACTCCGAAAGCGTGCCGCGTTCGGATCTGGACGAAGGTCGGCGTGGTCTACACGCGCGAGGCGACCGGCGCGTTTCGCGTCGAGCGCGCGCCAAATGGCACGTGGGATTGGGACGGCCAAGCGGCTTTGTGGGCGCGCTTTTGGGTGATTCTCTATTCGGTCAACGGCATTCCGTTTGCGCGGGCCCCGCGGTGGGGATCGGGCGGAACATGGGGCAGCCGGCCGGGGCTCACATGGGGCAGCTCCGCGACCGTCGCCGAAGCCCGATCCATTCGAAGCATCATCGATGAGTGGAAGCCGGCTCTTTCGCGCTGTCAAAACGTGCTCATCGCCTTTGACGACACGCTCTTCGCACCGACGGACACATCGCCGCCCTTGCCCAATGGGACATGGGGCGAATATTGGGATACCCCGTCGCACTCTGCCAATCGCGATCGACGTGCCCTCTATTGGAAAGGGGTGTGAGCGGTGTCTACCGAATACGTTGGTTTTGATTCGTACACCGTCTCGATCACCGTCGTCACGGATGACGACGAATTCGACGCCGCGAGCGTCGCCGTCGCCATCCAGCAGATCGCGGACCGCACCGCCTACCTCAAGGCTCGGCTCGATGGCGGGCTTGGGTTCGAGTTCACCGATGCGATTTTGCACGGCGACACGACGCTACCGGATGGCACGCTCGACGCCGACTTGACCAATTTGGACATTGCGGTCGTGGGCTCGGGCACGATCGCGACGACCGTCGGGCTAAGCATTGCTGCCGCCGGCGCTGAACTTTTTCTTGGCGGCAATAACGTCTCGTTGCAAGCGACGACGACGGTCGCGATCGGCGGGACCTCCTGCGATATTTTGAGCGGGCAGCTTGTCGTCTCGCCGACGTTGATCGATCTCACCGCTGACGTGCGCCTCGGGGTCAATAGCAGCGACACCATCACGGTGCGCGGCGCGCTCGACGTCAAGAGCACATCGCTCTTCGAGGACGTGGCAACATTCTCCGACGTCGCATCCTTCGATGGTGGCGCCACCTTTCTCGATGACACGCTCTTCACCGGGACGAACAAAACGTACACGTTCGATGCTGGCACGACGCTCGGAATGGGCGGAGGTCTCTCCTACACGGGCACGGGCTGCGCTCAATACCGACCACGATTACTCGTCGACGCTGACTTTTCGGGCGGTCCATATCCGCTTCATTCCGACGTGGCCGATGTTTTCTATGTCGAGTCCCTCGCAGCCGATCAGGTTGCAAAGATCGGAAATGGGGGCACGTCAAAGCAGCGGGCCATCATTGAGGTTTCGACGCTCGGCATGACGGGCGGTCACAGTCTCGCCATCTACGCCGCTGACGAGACGACGCTTCTGCTCACGATGACCGCGACGACGAACTCTTCGGCTAGGTGGCTGGTGCTGCCCAGCGGCGCGTGGCGTCTTCTCGGCGTATCGGACGGGTGACCGCAAATGGCGCACTGGCTTGATGGGCTCTTCGACGGTGGGATCACGATCGAATGGGGCGCGACCGACGAGGCACTCCCCGAGCGCAGCACGCTGCTATTTTCGAGCGCGTTCAGCGTCTTCGACGATCCCGTAGCGAAAAAGACGCGCATCGGTATTCGCTACGTCGAGGGCATGGATGGCGACGTTGTCGGCGACACCGACGAAAACCGCGTCGTCACGGTGAGCGGCGACGAGGAAACGGAGCTCGTCACCTTCCAGTGCGGGATTTGTTTGACCCCCCGCACGGTCACCGGACTCGCCACGCTTGCCCCCGCAGATTCGCTCGTCTTCGCCGCAATCGCGATCGAGGGCGAGGGGCTCACCCTCCCCGATCCGGCAGACTGCCCGGGGCGCGTCTTCGTCGTTCCGGTCGTTGGCAATCCGATCCCGCTGAGACGACACGGCGCGGAGCTCATCAACGGCGAGTCGAGCGATTACACGATGCCAGCCGGTTCGATCATGGTGATCGCGACCGACGGTCAAAACTGGGTTGCGCGCCCGATCGTCGAGCCGCCGATCACCTGACGCAAAAAAGGGGGAAGCCGTATGAGCAATCTACCGAGCGGGCCGGGGCAAACCGACAAGAACCATAGCCAGTCGGTCGTCTTCGCGAGCGATCAAGATCCGCTGCCCGTCACCATCGGTCCGGCGGCGGCGACTGCTGATGGCATGGATAACGCCGTCACCATGGGCGTTCTTCGCGCGCGCCTGCAGGTTTTCAACGGCGCCACGTGGGACCGCTTGCGCTCAGCCATCACCGCAGTGTCGACCACGCTGACGGGCTTTGCAAACACCCTTCCGTGGGCGCTCTATCACGCGGCGCCGGTCACGCGGACGGAGGGACAGGGTGGCCCGCTCGAAACGGATGCGAAGGGAAGCCTTCGCGTTGCGGAGCAAAACCCACCGGCCTATGAAAATGCCTCGGATGCGGTCGCGTCGACGCATGACAAGCCGGTGAGCTCCGTTCAATACAATGCAATTGCGACCGATACGGTGACCAAAGCGAATACGGGAACCATCAAAGCGGCGCCTGGAAATCTCTATCGCGTGTATTTCACCAACTCGGCGGCGACAGCACAGGTGGTCACGCTCAACAATAAAGCCTCGAACCCTGCGAGCAGCGACGTCCCCGTTTGCTATTTCTATGTGCCGGCGACATCGACGTTGCTAGTTGAATACAAATTTGGCAAGCGGTTTACCCTCGGGATCGCTTGGGCTCAAGCCACGGCTGCCGGCGGTGGTTCGATCACGCTGACCGGGACGAGCGACATCAACGTTTCGTCGGAGTTCACGTGAGATTCATCCTCGCTCCGACCGAGCTCGCCAACTGCGCCATTTGGTTCGACGCGATGGATAGCTCGGCCGTCGTGAGAGACGGGTCGGACCTCACTTCCCAGTGGAGCGACAAGACCGGAAACGGTTACCACGCGACAGAAGGGAACCCGACGAATCGACCGACCTACCGCGCCGCCGGTTTTCGTGGGTCGCTGCCCTGTATCGATTGGGGCGCCGGGCAAGTCGCGGCGCGCCGCCTCGCAACGCCCGCGATCAGCTATGGCCCCTTTACGTACTTCGCCGTGGTTCGAACGGATCCGGGGTGCCTGTACCTATGCAGTCGCGCGACGTCAGGATCCAATCAAGAATATCTCACAGGCAGCGGGAACCCGAACATGGCCACGCGCCGCAACGCGGGCGGCGTGTCTTCACGTAATGTCACGCCGCTGTCATCATCGTCATCGACGATTTTTCGCGACGGGGCGCCGCATATTGTCACGCGCTATTTTGGCGGGACCCATGCGACGAATCAATTGCGGCTCGACGGCGTTCTTCAGCAGGGGGCGACCTACGTCACCAATGGTTTCGATCCTGGTGTCGCATCCGTGAGTGTGCCGGTTTATATCGGCAATACGGAAACGGCAAACTCGCCACTCTACGGGGTGTATTGCGAATATATCCTCTATACGCGCATGCTGACCGAGGGCGAGATGCTTACGGTTGAACGCTATCTCGCGCGCAAATGGGGTGTGGCACCGCAGCTCTATCGGATGATCGCGTCGCCGCTCGAAGTATCCGATTGCGGGATCTGGTTAGATGCAGCTCAAGGGATCGGACTCGACGGGTCGAGCTTGATTCAGCAATGGAACGATTCGAGTGGCAACGGGCGACACTGGGCGCAAGCGGCGCCTGCGCAGCGGCTAAGCTACACGCCGAGCAATCCGATCTATGCCGGTCGCCCCAGCGTAGACTGGTTGACGCCGAATGCATCGCTCTATCTGGATCGACTTGCCGCTGACACGTTCGCATCGCCCGTGACGATCGTGACGTGCGGGTCGGCGGCCAATAACGACAACACGAACATTGGCTACTTCGCCAACGTGTCGGGCAGCGATTTCAGTTTGCAACGCGTCGGCTCGACAAGCTGGCAATTTTTCAACGGCGCGGCTGCTGCCATGCCCTTTGCGCCTCCGGCCGTGAATCGACCGTTTATCGCCATCTTTGTCTCGCAATCCCCGGCTAAGACATCGTCCGCTCGGCTCAATCGCACGGTTGTCTCACGCGGAGGGGGCGCGCCGGTGGCCATGTCGACCATGCGACTAGGCTCCTTGTACACGGGTTTCCAGGCGCAGAATTGGGTCGGATCGATCGCCGAGCACATGGTTTATCGACGTCGTCTCGTTGATGGCGAACTGGCTCTCTTGGAAAGTTACCTGAACAGCAAATACGCCGCGTTGGCAATCAGGTAAAAAAGGGGGGAAGGAAATGGATCCGAACGTTCTTGAAGACATTGTCGCCAAAGCGGCAACGATGCACGCGACGAAAGTCGCGTATGACATCGCGCTAGCCGCCAACAATGCAGCAAATGCCACGGCCGATGCAGCCAAGGCAGCACTCGAAGCAGGCGTCAACACCGGCGCTACGGAGTCGGTCATCATCGATCTCATCAATCAGTATGTGGCGGCCGGCGTCGCGAAAGCGCAATCGCTGACGGCTCTTTACACGGCAGGTACGCCGTACAGCGAAGCGCAGGGCGCCATGTGGGGCGCCCTTGATCAGGAGATACTCGCGGAGTCGTAGACCGACATGGAGATTTCGATGCCCCCGCCGCCGCCCGACCGCGAAGAGCGGCAATCCGTGCGCGCCATGATGCCATGGTGGCGGCGGGCGGTGGCGTGGCTCGGCGAGTTTCACAGGTTCGTGATGACGCTTCTCGCCATCAGCGGCATCACCATCGCGATCCACGTTTGGCTGAAGGGGCTCATCACGCGCGCCGAGCTCGACGTTGCGGTGGCGGCCGCGGTCGCAGAGGCGACGAAAAGCACGCTCGCCGAGGTGCGCGGAGATCTTTCGGTCATCAAGACGAACACCGCGGGGATCCCCGAATGGCGCGGCGAAACGACGAAAAAGGTCGTCGCGCTCGAGAGGGATACGGCGGCCGCCCTGCACGAGGGCGAGAAGGCGAACGCGAGGATCGATCAGTACTTCACCAGCGTGCGAGGTTCTCGATGACGACAAATGATGATCTCATGCGCGCGATCGCGATGCTCGAGGCTTCGCTTGGCTACATAGGCGAAGCGCAAAGCAGGCTCGCGCACGAGGTGCACGAGATGGCGAAGCTCGTCGAGCACCATACCAAGGCGCTCGAAACGCTTACCAATGAGAGCTCGGCGCTCGAACAGGCGCGCACCGTTTTCGAGCAGGGCTTCGAGGACTTTCGGATCGAGTCGGCTGCGCGCGCATGCGAATTCGAGAGGACGCAAAAGATGTTTGCGCACGCGCTCGAGCTCGTCGAGGGGCGCGTGCGACAGATGCGCGACGAGCTCGCCGACGCAGCCGAATGAGAGCAGCCAACCGTAGGAGGAACCATGGATCCCGTTTCCGTCGACACTTTCGTGCAGCTGCTCCGCTCTCACGCATGGATCGCCATTCTGTCGATCCTCGTGGGGATCCTCGTTCGGCTGTCGAAAACCGATGTTGCTTGGTTCAAGTGGAATACGAAGCCCGAGCACCGGGCGTTTTGGGCCATGGGCCTTGCCATGCTCGGCGCCGCGCTCGACCGGCTCGCATCGGGCGGCACTTGGTACGACGCGATCGCCGGCGGCGTCGTCGCGGGTAGCGGCGCGATCGCGACGCACGAAGTCGTCGTCAATGGCATGCGCAGGGGCCGGGACTTCGGGGTGCCGCGGAGCATGCTTCCGCCCCCGCCGCCGCCTTGGCATGACGACTCCGAGCGCCCCCCGCGGCCCCTTTCCCCATGGCCGAAGATGGTCGCGCTCGGCGCGCTCGTTCTCGTCGGTTGCTCAAGCGCGGCGGTCGCGTGCCCGATCTTGGATCTCGCCGCGAAGGTCTGCCCCATGATCGTGGTCAAGTTCCCCGACGGTTCCACCGAGCTCGTGCCGCGCGATCGCATTGCCGACGTCGCGCTACAGGTTCGCGCCAAACGGCTCGCCGCGGCCGATGGCGGCACCGAATGATCCCCGTCGCGCTTGTCGCCGCTGCGATCTTCGTCGCGGCGCCATGGGTCTCGACGGAAAACCGCGCGCGCTACGCCGCGGACATCGCCGCCGTGGCGCCCGATCTCGAGACGGCGCGCGCCCTCGTCGCAACCGCCGCCGTCGAGTCCGGCTTCCGCGGGACGATCGAGCGGTGCGAATGCCGCGAAGGCGAGTGCGATCGAGGGCTCGCTGTCTCGCTTTACCAGCTGCACCGGTACCACTTCCACGGCCATACCGCCGAGGAGATTTGTTCGTCCAACCGGCTCGCCACTGAGCTCACCGCGCGCGTGCTTTCGGGGCTCGCCAAGCGCGTTGGGGGCATGGGCGAGGCGCTGCGCGTGTACGTCGGCGTCGAGGTCCGCCGCGACGATCCGCGGATCACCAAACGCATCGCCATCTTTCTCGTGCTCACCGGAGGCTCTCGATGACCGCTCGCTTTTCGCTCGGCTACAAACCGGATTCCCGTGACTACGGTTATCCGTCGCACCATGGGCTCATTGCAGCCGCGCCCCCCTCGCTGCCGAGGGCCGATCACTTGCCGTTTCGCAAGGGTGTGATCTGGCAGGATGGCGTTGGCATGTGCGTCGGCACGGCGGTCAAACGCGCGATCCAACTGTGGCTCGCGCTGAACGGCTTTCCGAGCACGGCCATGATCTCGGGGAAGTTCGCTTACGACATCGGCCGCGCGCAAGAGTGGGCGGGCCAAAACCCCGATCGCGCGCCGCCGCTCGTCGACGAGGGAAGCGAGCCGGGGCTTTTGCTTCGCGCCGCGCATAACGTCGGGCTCGTGCTCGATTCGGACTATCCCGATCCGACCTCGCTCGCGTGGAACCCGGCGAGGGTCAATGCGCGCCCCGGTTCCGATGCGCTCGTCAATGCGTACGACATGCGCGGGCTCGAGTTCTCGAGCGTCACCCGCGGCGCATTCGGCTTCAAGGAGAGCATTCGCGCGTGCATGGTGCGCCGGCATGCAGTGATCTTCGCGATGTTCGTCGACACCGGGATCATGAGCAACACGGGCGCGATCGTCACCGTGATCGACAAGCGCGATCCGGACGGCGGCGGGCACATGCTCACTGTCCTCGACGCGAGCCGCGACGACTACGCCGTAATTGACAATTGGTGGGACTACGCGCCCGAGGAGATCGCGTGGGGCATGCCCGACGGCAACGTGCTCGGGCTTCCCCGCGGCACGTGGCGGATCGCGTGGGCGCTGCTCGAGCAAGCGATTCAGCAGTGCTTCGCCGTCACCGGTTGCCCGCTCGCGATGAAGGTTCCCGCATGAAAACGCTTTGCCTTTTGGCGCTCGCCCTCGCTACCTGCCAGCCGATCCCGCCGCCGCCGTCACCGCCCCCCGTGCCCGATGCGGACGCCGCTCCGCCGCCCGACGCGCGGCCCGACGATTGCGCGCTTGCGTTTCAGCACCTCATCGGGATCGGGTGCGAACCGCGCAAACCCGCATCGGGCATGTGGATCGATGTCTGTCGCAACGCGCGACGCAACGGGCTCTTCGAGCTCGAGTGCATCAACCGCGCGAGCACGGTCGCGGCCGCGCGGCAGTGCGGCGTCGTTTGCGTGCCGCAGTAGTCAGGGATCGCAGAGCTTGCCGGCGGCGCCGCAGCCCTTCGAGCACGTGAAAGCGGCAACCCACTGCGAACCGGACCACGAACCGGCAAGCCGCCACGTGCCCGGGGGCGCCCAGCAAACCATCGGCAGGGTATCGACGATCCCGTCCCGAAGAACGCCGCCGCATTTACCGAGCCCCGCCGTGCACGCTTGGGTGAATGTTGCCCGGATCAATGCGTCCGACGTGTTTGCGTCGTCGCATGCAGTGGCCGGCCCGGGGCAGATCGGAACCGCGTTCCCCGCGTCGACGTCGCCCGCTACGGCGTCCTTCGCCCCCCCCGCGTCAATGCCCGCGTCGATGCGCGGGGGCGCAGCGTCGGCGCCCGTGCTGCCAGCGTCGGGCGCCGGCGAACTCGCCTCGGGGGAAGCGCCGGCATCGGGCGGCGCGACGTCAACGCGCGCAACGTCGAGCGCTGGCGCCGCGTCCGCCTCGTGCCGCGCATCCGCCACTTGCCCCGCGCCGCTGTCGACCGTGGGAGCCGCGTCGGTCCCCGGTGTAGGCGGCGCGATCACGTCCCCCCCCGAGTCCGGCTCGGGGGCCGGGGGAGCGAAGCCGGGCGCGTCGCCGCCGGCGCTCGAACAACCGGCAGCGACGAGCAGAAGGGCAAGGGCGGTGAGCGTGCGCATGCCTGTCTTATACGGTCCGGACGGCGCTTGGCTTGATTCCGCGGGGAGCGAAACCCACCGCGGCGACGAAGCGACTCCAACCGAACACGTGTCTGCATTCGGCGAGTGCGAAGAGCGCGCGAAACAAATCTGATAGCTTGCGAGATGCCATGGTGAACGACTCCTTTTCGTTTGCCTAGGTTGCCGCGGGTGTGGACGTTAGCTTCGTCCGGCCCCGTGGCAGGGTCCTCGGTGCTGATAACACCGGGGGCCCGCTTGTTTGTACGGCTCGGCGCGCCGCATCCTTGAGCGTTAGCGCTTTGCCTCGGCCGCAATGCTCCGTATTTGGTCAGCTGAAATCGGCGCTGGCAACGTCCCCGCGAGCTCACCGAAAAGTCCGTTGACCGCGCGCGCGACGACGTCCGAGCGCGAGACGCCGAGTTTTGCCGCGAGCACACCGATCAGAAGCGAGATTGGTTTCGCTAGCGAGAATTGCACCGCGACGTAGCCGCGCGCCTTGCGCTCCTCGTGACTGATCGTGGCGCCGCTGCGAGATTTTGGAGCGCGCTTTTTGGCGGCCGGCTTTTTCTTCGGACGGCTCATGTGTGTTCTGCGTCGCACCGCCAGCGTGCGCAGCCGTGCTCGGGGCACTGGCTGTCAGGATCGATCACGCGGATCTTCGCGACCGCATCGGAGGCGATCGTCGCGGCGATGTCGATCTCGGCGAGGTACTCCGTCCAGTAGCTACCCCACGCGGGGTGCTCGGAGTCGTCGGCGATGAGATCGGCCAGCCGATTGCACTCACGCTCGTTCAGCCCGCCCCGGTTCGACGCCCACACCCGCAAATCCGTCAAGCTCGAGATTTTGATATTCTGTCCCACGGTGACCTCCACTCAGGTTGCCCGGGCCCGGGAGGCGTCAACCTCGCCGGGCCATTTCGTGAGCGCCGTTGCTCACCTGAATTGGAGACTAGCACGCGGTCATGACCGCGCAAACTTACCGGCGCTGTATGGGGAGCGCGACGACGTTCGGCGCGGTCACGGCGTTCGCGCGAGCAGCGAGCTCGGTGGCGAGCTGCGCAGCGTCGAGTCGCCTACCTTCGGCAATGGCTGTGTCGAGCGCGATCCGAAGTGCAGAGGTTACCGCATCGACCCCCACGGGGCGCGTCGACGGAGGGTGCTCCGTCACATTGCGGGGGACAGACGGTGCAAAATGCTGCGCTTCCCGCGCCATTTCCGCTGGCTCGCACGCTTCGAATCCCCTTGGGGACGCAATTTTATTTAAGTGTTTCGCGAGCTTAACCATTTCGGGGGACAGATGGGGGACAGCCGGGGGACGCGCCTCCGTTTCGGGCCCGAGCACGATGGCGGGCACCGGCGGAAAAGGCTCCCCCCATGAAGCGCCACGGATGCGCCGCACCCTTCGAATGTACTTCTCGGTGGTGACGATCGACTTGTGCCCAGCAAGCGCCTGAATGTCGATCGCATCGTCGCCGCGCATGGCCATCCAAGTGATCCCCGTCGCGCGCAAATCATGAAAGCGCATCGGGACGCGGTGCGCGTTGCGCGTCGAGAGCTCCGCTCGCGTGCAGTCCGCGAGCGCGAGATAGTCACGTAGCCGCGCTGCCAAATCCCCCTCGTTGGGAAAGCTCGGAAAGATGCGACCCGTTGGCGCCTTGCCTCCGTTCGCCGCCTTCGCTTCGGCATGCATGGCCAGAATGAGCGGGCGGATCGCCGGCTCAAACGTGAACTCACGAAACGATCCGCACTTCGGATCGGCCTCGCCTTCCCCGTCGGCCTGCTTTTCGACCTTGCCGATCCAATGCTCGAGATCGATCCACGCCCATTCGAGCCCCTTGATTTCGTTCGCGCGTAGTGCCTGGTAGATGGCGATCGTGAAGATCCGAAGCCACCGACGCGCCGCCTTCGCGCGAGCAATGTTCGCCGAAAGCCTTTTCGCACGCCCCTGCGCCGGATCCCAGAGTGCCGGCGCGGTCATCAGGGCGAGATATTCGCTCGGGTAAAGGTACGTCTTGAGCTTGTCGGGCGTACCCTTTTTCGGCTTCTCAGGCGCCGCGACGGTGAGCGTCGGGTTATCAGCGCGATCGACACGCAACCCGCTCGCCGGCTTGGCGGTGACCGCGTCGCGGAACATGGCTCGTAAGCACGTCCACGCGTTGCCCGCCGTTTTCCACGAGAGGCGCGTCTCGTCATTGGCAACGATCCGCGCGTCGAGACTTGCCACGATCGCCTCGATTTCGTCCGACCTCACGACGCGGATGGGCCGATCACCGATGATCGGCTCGATGTAGCAACGGAAGTTTTTTGCGTCCTCGGTCTCGTCGGCGACGTAGCCCATTTTCACGCGCCACGCGCGCCACCGCTTGCACCAATCCCGAACGGTCTCGTCGCGCGAGGACGCTGGCGCGATAGCCTTCTCGCCCATCTCGAGAATGCCCGTGCTCATGCGGTGGGCGAATTCGTGCGCGAACCTTTTGGCGAGCGCGCGATCTTCGGGCAGCGGGCCCGCATAGTATTCGCGAAGGTTACGCCGCTTGCGCGTCGGATCGGCCTCGCGCGAGAGGCGAAAAGTAAGCGTGTCGCGGTGCCACTCCGCCGAGCCGGTGAGCTTCGTCATGCCGTCCTTTTCTTGGCCGAACCCATGAAGGACATACTAGCGCGGACATAATGCCGCGCTTCGGCGACGTCGCAAGTACGCGTTTTACGTGCTCCGAAAACCGCCCTTGCGCCGCGCCGCGCCGAAATCCACGCGGTCGAGTGCCGCCCGTATCTCCGCCTCATTGGCCGGCGGCGCTGATGGTTGCGCTGGCAGCTCGGGGCGGCGTCGATGCGTGCGCCGCGGTCGCGCCGTTCGCTGCGCCGCCCCATCGGTCAAGTATCTCAAGACAGCCCCGTACTCGGCGATCCGAAGCTTGCCCTTCTCGGTGATCGGAAATGCGCCCTCGGCGATGAAGCGAAAATAGTCCCGTGGCGTGATCCCGAAATGCTCGAGGCAAGTTCGCTGCGTCACTGTCGCCGGCGGCGGCGCGACGATCGTCATCGGCACGAGCACGTCTTCGACGACGCGGCGCGGTTTCATGTCGCGCCCCCCGCTCACGGTCACCGCCGCCGATCGGCGATGTAGTCCGCAACCGCAACGGCAGCGTCGGCGAGCGCGTCGAGTTTCTTCGCGAGCTCGGCGTCCTCGGGATAGAGCCACGGCGCGTAGTATTTGCACTCGCCCGCGACATCTTCGGCAACGTAGCGGACTCGTTCGATGCGTTCTTGGGTTGTCATTGGTTCAGCCCTCCCGTTTCTTTCATCAGCGGTCGTCGTCTCCCGGCTGCCGTGGCTCGGTGGCCGGCGTCGTCGGTGCAGCTTTCGTCCCCGCGGTGACCTTGTGCATGGTGAGCGAGTACGGCTTGCGCTTGCGTAGCTGGATCGTGACGTCGAGATCGTGCGCGAGCTCGGGACTACCCCAAATTCTGATGCACAAATCCCCTTGCATCGCGCCGGCTTCTTTCACGACGTCGGGAAAAATCGTGACGCGCTTGCCCTCCCACTGCTGCACGAGCCGGCCGAACATTGCTTTTAAACAAATGCCATTGATCTTGTTCAGCGCGACGAGCTTTGGCGTTTCCTTGAACGCGAGCACGCCGCGCTTTTGCGCACCCTTCGCGCCCTCGAGCTCGTAGAGGTCGACGCTCTTGATGGTGAGGGTGAACTTCTTCCCCTTCAATTCGCCGGCCTTGAGGAAGGCGCCGTCATACAATTCGTCCCAGTCGACCGGCTTTGCTAGCGGCTTGAGATCGTCGTTGCTCATTGCCCCTCGCTTTCAAGAGCCTTGAGCTTGCGCGTCACTTCGAGAACCGAGCACTCCTCGTTGTGCTTTTTGTGCTCGTCGACGGCGCAAAAAAGGCACTCGCCTGTGTCGTCGTAGTAGTCGATTGCCTGCTCGCCGAGCTGCGCCAAGAGAACCAGCTTCCCATCGGCGGAGTTCATTCGATACCCTCGTTCAAAGCTTCAACCGCGCCTTTTCGTGCGTCCCCCTCGAGCTCGAGATCGCTGACGTCCTCGTCGTCGTCCGGCTGCAAATACGCGGGCAACTGGAACAGCACCTCATTGTCAGAACGGCCGGGCCAGCGCTTCGTCCGCTCGCACTCGCCGAGCTTCGCGAGCAGCGCCCTATACTCTTCGCGCCCGAGGTCGATCACGTCGGCGGGCACGACGTAGACCACGCAATCATGCGGCGGTTCCGACTCGACGCAGATCTCGACCACGCGCGGCTCTTTGCCGGTGAGCGTCGAATAGCCGTCGAAGTAAAAGCCCCATTGCAGATAGTAGAGGAGCTTGGCGGCTTGCTGCGAAAACGCCCGCGGCGCGAGATCACGCGACGACTTCACACCGACGATGCAGTCGCAGCCGTCGACGCGCGTTAGCAGATCGAGCCGCCCCTTGCATGGCGCGTGCGTCTCGGCGTCATCCCAAACGAATGAAAGTTCGCGCTGGCCATCGCCGAGGTACTTGCGCGCGATCGGTTTCGCACGCACCGCGTCGCGGATGTTGCACGCGAATCGGTGCTGATCGGGGACGAGCACAGTTCTGCCCTTGTTCGCTTCGACGAACGCGTCGTAGTCCTTGCTGTTGCGTGGGCGAAGACGCCCGGACGCGGTGCGCTCATCCCATACGACGAAGTCGCTTTCGAACCTGCCGGGCTCGAGCAGGGCCATGTGCGCCGCGCGTCCGAGGGCGAGGGCCGGGCTGTCCTTTTGGTGCGCGCACCGATATCGATAGTGCAGCGGCGAGCGCGCCATCTCTTTCAAGTTCGAGATGTTCACGCGCTCGATGCTCGTGTAGCGCTCGAACGAGAGATCAGGATAGACGCCGGGGTTCATCGGCCGACCACGCTTCTGCACGGCGCCGGCCCGTCGACCGATTCGAGCGGACCTAGGGGAGCCGCGAAGAACGGGCGGCGTAGCGCGATGCCGGCGCGGGCTTCCTCCACGAGCTGCTCGGGATCGCGCGCGCGAAAGTAAAACTCGGGGTTTCGGCCCGAGCTAATCGTCACGCACCACTCGACCACGCACCCCGTCTCGTCCTCGAAGGAGTTCGTCGACACCATGAACGACGTGAGGCGCGTGCCGCTGCAAATGCGGCGGATCTCGAGGTGTACGTCGGCATGCGTTAAATGAGATTTCATCATCCCCGTTCCCCTTTCTTCTTCGCGATCCAATTGCGTCGACGAAGCCGATCGGTGCAGCTTCGCGCGCTCAAGCGATAGGCTTGCGCGTCGCCGTGGAAACCAGCGGCGTCGAAGTGCGCGGCGATCCGCTTGTAGATCGTGCCGGCGAGGGACAGGTCTCCCCCGCGTTCGGCGTCGGCTAGTTCAGCAAAAAGCGGGTCAGCCGCTTTGCGAACGATGGCGCGCTCGGCATCGCGCTTCTCGGCGAGGGCAAGGAGCGCCTCGTGCTCTGGCCGGATCCCCGCGTCCCGCTCGTTGTCCCCCACGACCGGCACCGTAGCCGTAGCAGAACCACGGTGTCAACACAGAAACGGGTTTCTGCGACGGTACTACCTGGCTACAGCTGGCAAAGCGCCCGAACGTTGCGATCTGCCGGCGCGATAGGCAGTAACGAACCATTCGGGCAGGTCGCTCCCCATCTTCGGATTGGTTGGCACCCCGAGATGGCCGGCGAGCCAGTAGACGTCCTCGGGGCCGAACGGTAGACCGTTGTCCGTAAGTAGGGCGATCGCGCAACCGATCGCCATGTTGAGCGACCAATCGCGATCCTGGAGAAACGCGATAAGGCCGTCGTGATATTCGGCCCGCGCGTCAAGCGCCGGCTCGGCCAGAATCCTATATTTCAGACCCGTCGCGATCCGCCTGGTGTCGGCGCCCGCTTCGCACCCCGCGCGGATCAGCGCGTTCTGTGCGTCCAGTTTCAGCCGCGACCCGCCCCCAGGTGCTTGCGAGAGAGCCGCGCGAATATCCGCGCGGGTAGCTTGCATTTGGAATTGCGAACAATCCGCCTTATTGCCAGCGGTGGCAAGCAAAGAGCCGCATCGCATGCAAGAAATATCGGTACCACTTTGTAGGCGCGAATCACACCGCGCAAACGCTCACGGCAGCGGGTTCCGTCCTTCGGTGATCACGACGACGCGGCACCATGGCACACGCGGAGCGCCGAGCGCGAGCGCCCCTTCGAAAGCGTGCCATTCGGGCACCGTCATCACGAGCCGACCGCATAGCGCAAGTTCTTCAGGTCTCGTGCCGCCGAACAGATCGACGTGGACGTGATGCCCGCGCAGCTCGTAACGGAGCTTCATCACGGTCGCATTCAATTGTTCCGCCCCCTCTCACCGCCCACGGTGATCCCGAGCTCGGCGAGCGACACGCGTTCGACCGCGACGCCGGCGAGCCGCATGGCGGCGTCCAGCATAAACACCGTCGGCATCTTGCTCATGTCACCGGTCACGCTGGCCACCATGCACACGAGGTCGATCAGTTCCCGCGCGCTCGGGTTCTTCGCGATTCGCTGCCCCATCGGACCGTCGAGCGATGCGGCGAGCAAGACATCTGCCGGCGGCAAGGCGAAGCGTGGGGGGGCTCGGCAGCGGGGAACCGTTCGCGCCATGCTCGATAGGCGGTGATGATCCCGTCAATGACGGCGATGTATTCCGGCGGGAATTCCCCGGTGCGTGCCGCTCGGACTCCAAGCGCAAACGCCTTGCGCCGTTCGTGGCGGTTCATGATGCCGACCGCTTCAAGAGGTGAGCGAAGCGCCCTTCCACGTCAGCAAAAGGACTCGCCTCGAATGGCTTCGCGTAGCCCTTTCCCGATGCGCTCCGCTCAATGAGTGAGCATGCGAGGATTGGCTTTTCGAACGCGACATGCTCGAGCGTGACGACAATGCCTTCGCGTCGCCCGGGGAACGGTTTCGAAAGATCGGATGGGGCATCTGACCGTTTGGCGGCGGTGGCCATCCATGACTCCATCACCATCAGCACCCCGCACGCATGGGTGCGGTCAATGAATTCGGCGATGGTGAAAGCAAAGCCGTCCTTATGACGGTTGTTCGCAAGTGCATCGGCGAAGACAAAGCCGAGACCGACGGCGCGGTTTCCGTCGCGATCGCGGATCCACTCGCCGCTGTCGGGTGACTTCCCAACGAAGACGATCGCGTGCGGTCGGATCTCACCGTTGCGCGCGAATTCTCCGAGCAGCATTCCCTTCGTGTGTTCGAAAAAAGCCAGTGCGCCCTCACGCGTCGCCAAGTCCTTGGGATCGATCATCGTCTTCCCCTCCGTTCCCAGATCCCCATCTTCACCAAATCGTCGACGGACGGCGGGCGGTCGTCGTCGCTCAGCGCGAACGCGAGCGCGACGAGGATCCGCCTGCGCTGCTCGGGCGTGAGCGGTTCGCAGATGTTGAGCACGGCGTCGAACGCCTTGACCAGGACGGGATCGGTCATCGAAGCACCATCATTGCCGCGGCGAAGATGGCCAGCGCGACGACGAGGAAACATCCAACATCGCAGTCATCGCCACGCCAACCGCGCTCGTCTTCGTTCTCTTTTGACCCCATGCCCCCCTCCCTCTTTCATTGCGCGGTGCTCATTTTTTTGCGCACGTCGCTACAGAGAGCGCGATACTCGAGCACCCACGGTCCGCCGAGCCAGCCAGTGCGCATTTCCTCTGCCGTGCACTGGTGAATCGTGTAGCGCATCTCGTCCCAAACGAATGCCTTTTCGCGATATTCGTCCCGGCGCGCGTGAATGAAAACGCGCTCGCCTCGCAGAATGCCGCCGAAGATAACCTCGACGACGCCGTCATCCTCGCGCTCAAGCCATGCGTGCGCGTACGGGCGACCGCCGTCTGACTCCAGTAGGCAGATGGCGTGCACGACTGTGTATTGCTCGAGAGTCTTGAGGGTCGCTCCCCGCTCGGCGAGTTCTCGCAGATAGGTTGCGACATCGTCAAAGCACGAGTGCGTGGGATAGATCGTCGTGTCGTCGCGATCGGTGATCATTGTGACGGCCCCTCTGCCCGTTGCCTCGCGAGCCAATCAACAACGAGCTTGATCGCGTCCACGCGATCACACGTCGAGACGTAAGCGAGGTTTCCTTTTTCGCCATAGTCGGCCAGAAAGAGCAGAAAGCCCACACCGGCCGGACACCACGCTTTCACCTTCTCGGCAATCTCGCGTGTCTGCTGCTCGAGCACGAACCTCACTTGCTTTTGAACGATCGTTTCCGAAGCGGGGGACCGCGCTGTCGTCTCGGTCCTGAGAAACTCGCGAGCTTTCTTGGACACTTCGCGCGCCGCCGGTACGACCGACTTCGCGACCTCGCAGACCATGACACCGAAGTCGTCCGGCGTCGTCGGTGGGCACGCTGCCATGATTTCGAGCGCGGCGATCCGGAGAAGCGCCGGTGCGGTGCACGTCCAATCGACCTCGGGATGCCGAGCAAGCCACGGAAGAAGCGCGGCGATCCGGATGTGCTGCTCGAGCTCGAGCGCGAGCTTTTCGTCTCGCTCGACCTCCGCCTCGAATTCGGGGGAGCCCTGGCGATCCGCGTCGCCCGACGCAATGAACTGCTTGAGCGATCGCGCGCGTCGTCGTTCTCGTCGGTTCATTGGATAACCGCGGCGAGCTGCTCAGCGAGGCGCTCGACCTCGCGCTTGACGTACGCCACATCTTTGTAGCCCCATCGCCCCTTGAGCGGGCCGGGCCCCCGCATGAATGAATGCGCAAAAAACGGCGCGTCGTCGTAGGCATGTGCGCAATCGAAGCCGAACCAATAGACGTCCTCGCTCTCGCCGGCTTCGGGCACGTGGCAGATCGAGCCGCTGCACTTCGACGCGTAGCTGAGCCCGCCGTGCGCGGAAAGGTCGACGTCATCGAAGTCCTTGCCGTGGTAGGGGTGCCCCGGCGAAACGCCCGCGTAGCCGCACCATGCGCCCGTGACGACGCTGCGCACCATGAGACACGGCAGCCCGTGGCACCGCCACTCGATGCGATCGGGTTCGCTCGTCCACGGACCAATGGGCCAGTTCGCACGGGCTTCGGCGATCGCTTTCTCGTACTGCTCGATATCGTCTTGCTTCATAACTTGCCCCTCCCTCGGCGTGGTCGCTTCGTGGGCGCGAAGTGCGTCGCGCTGCTCTTCTTCGGTGGCGAGCCTTACGACAGCGCCCGCCCTATCGTCAATGACTTGCCCGCGCCTCGCGAGCCACGCCTCGATCTCGAGCTTCGCGCGACCGAGATCGAAGTAGTAACGGGGCCAGCCGTCGGCGTCGTCGATGTAGAGACCGTCGCGGCGGAGCTGCTCGAGGGGCGCATGCACGCTCAGTGTCGCGAGCCAGTTGCCGCGGTCGCACCAGCCCGGGCGCCGCTCAAGCCAGATCGTGCAGTCCTTACCCTCGATGACGTGGCACCCCTCGAAGCCCTCCGGCGTCGTCCAGCGCATGGTTCAATATTCCTCCGGCAAGAGGATCGTCGTCGTGCCGCCGTCGGTGATGACCCAGATCCGCACCGTCACCGGGCCCGGGAAGCGATAGGCGGACGTCACGCGCCAACCGTGGCGCAGCGCGCGCCTATTCACGGCGCGATCGTGCGCGTCGAGCTCGCCCCAATCGCCGCTCGCGTGCCGCGCGAGGAGCTTATGCGGTGAGGCGCCTTCGACGCCTTGCTTCGCAAGCAGCTTGAGCACCTTCGACGCGCCGGGCGTAATGAGACATTGCCCCGGCGCGAAGCGAGCCAGCCGCATCCCCCCCGCGGCGCTCACGCGACCCCCTTCGCAAGCGGGGGCGGTGGCGGTAAGGACGAAATCCCGGGGCCTATGTTACGTTCGGACTGTAGCGGGGGGGGGGGGTAAAGCGGTTGTTCGCCCGCGTCTACCAAGTTTGGTGTCGATTTCAGCTCGGTCGTCCGAACTCGTAGCGAGCCACGCAACCTTTGCGATTGCTTCGGCGAGCTCCGGAGTCATCCGCTCCACGACCTTATAGGCTCGCCACTTCCCCGCGATCTCGTAGGCACTCGGGGGAACCGGGGCGACGGGGCTCTTCCAACTCAATGCCTCTTGAACAGCCTCCGTCCATCCGTTCTGTTGGTTCCAGTTCTTTGCGCCGGCGAGCGGCTTCGCTGGTCCCAGGCGATAAAGCGGCCGGCCGTCTCCGGGCCAAATCGGCACATCACCCTCGCCTCTCGACAGCCATGCCAGCGTTACGTCCGACCACTTCTCTTTCGACTGGACCCCTGCAAATTCTCGCGAAGAGAAGAACGGGACTAGGCGAGCGAGGACCGCATCCTTCAGGATCACCCCATTCCGGATCGCCTTGGTAAGCGCGCCTTTGTTGATTTTGGTGTGGTCCTCGATGCGCTTGTAGTTCGGCTTGAACTCGAACTCGTCCGTTGGCAGATGCGATCTCCAGTAGACGTAGTGTAGCCGCCCTCGCTGAGCGCTCAGGAGGTCTTTGAGTTCTGCCTTGGAGTAAGGCTTGATGAAACGCGGTGCCATGGCTGCGCACTGTAGCCAAGTAGGCAACCGAGAGCCAAGCTAAATCCGCCATTCCCGCAGAACCGCGTTGCCAGCACGGCAACAACAGAGCGCACGCGGTGCTGTGTTGCATTCCCGTTTCTGTGTTGACTCTTCGTTTCTGTGCGTGTACAGGCGTTGGGTATGGCCCACAAGGCTCTCGCCGTGGACGGGGATGGCGCTGCCGAGCGGCGAGGTGACGGCATGACTCCTCGGCCGTCGCGCGCCTCGAACGAGCTCGACGTGATCCTCCACGAAGAGGGCCCACTCGCGGAGAGCATTCGAAAGCACTTCACTCGCACGCATCTCTGGAGACTGCGGACAGGCAGGCGTCGTCCCGATATCGACGGAATGGTGCTGCTTCGCAAGTTGACGCGCGGCCGCATCATTCTCGATTGGTGGGCTGAAGAAAAGTTTCAGGAACGATGTGCCGCGTGCGGGCGGGCAGGGTGATGCCATGCGCGAACGTCGCCGCTTTCGACAACGCCGCAGAACTTAGCCGCTTAGCCGCACGCGCCAGTTTCACGGGCGCTTTCGAGGGGAGGCGAACGTGATCGGTTGCGTCGTGTTTTTGGTATCGGTTTGCTGCGCCATCTTCGGCGAGCTCGACCACCGCGCCGCGCTTCGGGGTGAGCTGCGAAAAGGGTCGCGCGGATGACGATCGCCGACGTGCTCGAGGGTCGCGCGCGCTGGCACGTTCAGCAGGGCGACTGCCTCGACGTCGTGCGCGCGATGCCCGATGCGTGCGTCGACGCGCTCGTCACCGACCCGCCCGCCGGCATCGGCTTCATGGGCAAGGGCTGGGACAGCGACAAGGGCGGGCGCGACGCCTGGATCGCGTGGCTCGCCGAGCGCATGCGCGAAGCCTATCGCGTGATGAAGCCGGGCGCGCACGGGCTCGTATGGGCATTGCCGCGCACGTCGCACTGGACGGCGATGGCGCTCGAGGACGCGGGCTTCGAGGTGCGCGACGTTGTGTCACATCTGTTCGGTTCTGGATTTCCCAAATCGCTCGATATCAGCAAAGCGGTCGACAAGCTCGCCGGCGCCGAGCGTCCCGTCATCAAAGCGCGGACAATGACCCAAGGCGGCGGTTCGGCTCTCGAGATGAGAATTGGCCCAGTGCGAGAAGTGAGCGCGGATATCACCGCGCCAGCAACCGCCGCCGCCGCCGCCGCCTTGCAAGGATGGGGCACGGCGCTTAAGCCCGCGTGTGAGTTTTGGTTCCTTATCCGCAAGCCCATGTCGACAAGCATTGCACGCAACGTGCTCGAGCATGGGACCGGTGCGCTCAACATCGACGGCTGTCGTGTTCCGCATGCATCGTCGAAGGACCTCGAAACGCACGCCGCCGGCGTCGCCGCGATCAAAGCGCGCGGCGGCTCAATGGACAATTCGTGGAAGAACACGAGCGACCTCGCCGGCGCGAGCGACGTCACCGCCGCCGGACGCTGGCCGTCTCACTTGCTGCTTTCGCATGCTCTCGGGTGCGAGCTCGTCGGTACGCGCAAAGTGAAAGCCGCGCCAGCGTGGAACGACAACCGCCCCCCGTCGCTCTTCACTGGGGCCGAGACTTCGCCCGTGCATCACACGGACGGGGACGGCGTCGAGACGGTCGACGACTGGCGATGCGTCGACGGCTGTCCGGT